TTGCAGTTAGATCAGCAAAGAGCCGCGCAAGATGCTGACTTTAAACAGCAAAAGCTAGAGATTGATGCTGCTAAAGTGGTGACAAACGGATGAAGAACATTGAAGCAGTTGGCAAGATTGTCTGGCTAATGGGGCAAAGCAAAGCGCACCAGGGCCATGACATAGCTGACCTTCACCGTGTCATTCTGCCGCCAGTTGCCTTGCAGCAATATAGGCTTTGGGAAGCAGATGGCTTTCCTGTCGGGTTTATGACATGGGCTTTGTTTAATGAAGAAACAGAAGCGGGTTATTTAGACGGCACAAGGTTTATCCAGCCCGATGATTGGGCAGCGGGTGATCGGTTGTGGCTCATTGATTTTATAGCCCCATTTGGCGGGGTCAGGGCAATATTGCGCGACAGTCGCAACCATTTTTTAGCAACATTTGGCAAAGGTGTGACGGCTGGAACGCGGCGGTCATCAAGGAATAAGATATGGCACGCAACAGCTTGAATATTGAAAATCGTATTTGCTTTGATAGTGATTCAGGTTCTGGCGGCGGTGGTGACAAAGGTCAAGACCGATTTGACAAAGATTATTTGTCTGATGAGAATTTTGATGGAAACCTTCAGCAAGATATTGCTATGGCGGCGGCTCAACGTGGAAACGCACAAACAACAGGCAATTATACATTTGAAGATGATTTTGATCGCGGGTCTGATGACAACCAAGCTCTGATTGGCGCAACTGGTGATATTTTAGCTGCTGATAGGCTTGCACAATCAACTGGTGCAGACAGAAACGTAGCAATACAACAAGCAGAGCAATTTGCGGGGCAACAGCCATCAGTTCGTGGTGCAATTAATAATTTAATGCCGTCAGATTCAGCGGCGCTAAATGCAATTCAGCCTAATTTAAACGCGCCTGCTGGCAGTGTTCCATACGAAACATTTGATAATCGTTTGGCAAGACAAAGACTTGCAGAACAGCTTGCCGTAGCACAGGCATATAAAGCGCCAGAAAGAGAAGAGGGTCTGAGGGGGATGTTTGGCTACAACACTCCCAAGGTTGCGCTTGATACTCTTCAGTCAATGGCTGGGCAGTTTATGATGCCACGAATTTCTAACGCTCTTGAAGACCCTAATTTTAGGCCTGTGTACGGTGGTAATAATCGCGTCACTGGTGCAGCAGATCAATACGGCAATTTAATTGAAGGCACTGACCCCATGAACAGCCTGGGTATGATGGATGATGGCGGTTCAGGTGATGATCAAATGGCAAGCATTATGCCGCCAGTTGATGATGGTTCTGGCGGCGACGGCGGCGGCGATGGTATTGGCGAGATACCGTCTGATGAACTGGCAATAGATTATCTGCAAAACCCTTATTACGCATATTCAGGGTTTGGCAATCAATATAACCCATACGGCTTTGCACAAGGCACACTGGTGGATTTGCTGCAATCACGCGGTATGACGCAGCCACAACAGGCTGACACACTTGGCTTATTCGGAAACCCAAGGGATTTTGCATAATGGAAATGAACATGGAGCAAGCGCAGGCGGCATATGCCAGCCTGTCAGAACAAGAGCGCGAACTAATCCGCGAGGCGATGGATAGCCCATTGGCTGGTGTACTGGCAAAGATATTTCCAGACCTGATTGGCGCACTTGGCAGCTTCAACAAGCCCCGGCGCAAGATGGACGCAGCCCAGCGCCAGATGGCAGCAGGGATGCTAATGGGATGACGACATATATCTATGATGCCGAAGTCGGCAAAATTATTGAAAAGCCAAGGGTCAGCAAAACAACTGGCCCTTTTTTAATGGGCGATATTGAGCCTTATCAAAACATGAAAGATCGTGGCTGGATTACCAGCCGTTCACAGCACCGCGAGTTCTTGCGGCGCAATAACTTTGTTGAAGTAGGAAACGAATACAACAAACAGTTTAGTTAAAGGGAAACAAAATGCAGCTTGATAGCACTCCTGAAGTTGAGGCCACAACCCCAGCAGCGGAGCCAGCGAGGCCCGAAACAGTAGCGGAAACACTGGCAAAGACATTACAATCATTTGAAGGCGAGACAGAGGCAGAAGCCCCTGAAGCAGAGGCAGACACCCTGCCAGAGCCGCCAGAGCAACAGCCAGAGGCTGATGAGGCTGATGATGAGCCTGATGAAGCCAGTGACGATGATGAGGCTGAAGATGAGCCAGCCGAAGCTGCTGAACTAGAAGCATTACCAGCGCCAAACCATTGGCCGAAAGATTTTGCCGCTAAATTTGAAGCATTAGACGCACCAGCGCAGCATATGTTCATGGAGCGCTACAGGGATTTAGAAGGCGATTACACTAAAAAAACGCAGGCGATTGCTAAATATAAAAAGCGCCAGGATGCGTTTGACGAAATCATGCAGCCGTTTAAAGGAGATTTTGAACGTGCTGGTATGGATGATGTGGGGGCAGTAAGACAATTGCTGGCCGCGCATGACTATCTGCGAAAAGACCCTCAAAACGCTATTGCTTGGCTTGCAAACCAGTATGGCGTGGATACAAGCGCAATCGGTAACGATCCAGCGTTAGAGGATGAATTTGCAGACCCGCAAGTAAAGCAGTTGCAGCAACAAGTTGCCCAGCTAACTGGCTTTATTCAGAATCAACAGACACAACAGCAGAGCCATGAGCAGGCAAGCACACAGTCTTTTATTGACCAATTTGCAGCAGAAACCGATGCAACTACTGGGAACCCAATGCACCCGCATTTCGAGAAAGTGCGGTCTGTGATGGGATCACTCATTAGCAGCGGCAACGCAACTGACCTGAAATCAGCTTATGAGGCGGCAGTCTATGCCAATCCAGAGTTGAGGCAAGAAGAGTTAAAGCGCGTTGCAGCAAAGCAATCACAGGCCAAGGTGAAAACCGAAGCCGTGCAAAAAGCTAAAAAAGCACAACGGTCAAAAGTCAGAGGCAGTGCAACCCCAGCCGCGCAAGCGCTCCCCGCTAATGCGTCTATCAGGGACACAATTAATGCGTCCATTCGACAACTTGAAAATGGAAGGAATTAGCGATGGCTAGTCCAAACCTATCAGAAATTGTTAGCACGAGTTTAGCTAACAGGTCTAAAACTTTAAGTGACAATGTGAGCAATCACAATGCGCTTTTGCGCCGCCTCAAAGAGCGCGGCAATCAAACATCTGTTACCGGCAGAAGCATCGTTCGCGAGCTTGAATATGCGGCAAACGGAACTGTAGCCTGGTATCAGGGTTACGAAACAATGAATGTTGAGCCACAGGACGTAATTTCTGCGGCCGAATTTCAATATAAACAACTTGGTGGCACAGTAACAATTTCGGGGTTAGAGCAAGTCAAAAACTCAGGAACTGAAGCAGTTATCAATTTGCTTGAAGCAAGGATCAATGTTCTTGAAAAGTCTATGATGAATACAATGAGTACCGCTTTGTATTCGGATGGGACAGGAAGTAATGGAAAAGAGCTAGGGGGGCTTGCGTTAGTCGTGGCAGATGCTGGCACGGGGACTGTTGGGTCCATTAATAGTGGCACATTTACCTTTTGGCAAAACGCTCAAACCACTGCAACATCAAGTGCTTTTTCAGTAGCAAATATTCAAACAGACATGAATACCATGTACTTGAACTTGATTCGCGGTGCAGATTCACCTGACTTAATTATGGCAGATGGAAATGCGTTTAAGGCGTTCTTGGGTAGCTTACAAGCAATCCAGCGCATCACTTCAGATGATATGGCGCGTTCAGGATTTACATCAGTTCAATATTTGAACTCAGATGTAATTTTTGATTCCAGTTGCCCAGCAAATCATATGTATTTTCTAAATACAGATTACTTGCGTCTAGAAGTTGCTGCTGGCCGTGATTTTGTGCTGTCTGAGACAAAAACCAGCATAAATCAGGGTGCAATTTCAACTGCAATGATGTGGGCTGGAGCGCTTACTTGCTCAAACCGTTCACTTCAAGGCGTGATCCATACATAGAAAAGGAGTATTGTAATGACTATTGCAGCAGTAATGGGGATTGACCCCACAGCAGTTGCTGACACTCCTGAATTTCAGTTAGGTCAGCTTGGCGCAATCATTAACGACACAAGCGGAACACGCATTTTCAAGTATCTTCAATACGATACTGGTAGCGCTGGCACCGCAGCAGTCGCTGGTGAGGTTGCCTATTATTACACATTAGATGGCTATAAACTTTTTAAGGTGACTAGCGATCTATCCGATTCAGTTGAAATCGGTGCGGGTGTAATTCAGGCCGTAATGACTGATGGGCAGTACGGTTGGTTTCAGGTATCTGGAATGGCAACCCTGACCATTGCTTTGACAGCGGGTGCAGATGGCGATCCTCTCTGCCCGACAGGCGCAGCCGATGGGACACTTGATGTTTCTGGCGCTGTTACAGATAACGTCTGTGCAATCGCCGGGGATATTTCAGATAAGGAAATTATCTGCACATTCCCACTATAAATATCATTTGGGGGCAGGGGAAACCTTGCCCCTTTTTAAATTACAATCGGGAGGATTGAATGAGCGAAAAAGGTATATTTTTTGAACGTGAGCTAAACGGCGTAATGAAAGATTTTTGCCGTATTGAAATTGCTGGTGTGCGCGATGTCTGGGAAGGCCCAGCGCGGCCAGAGGATTTAAAACGCTTTCCTGATAGCTGGGCTGCTTACAAGAACAAAAAGAAAAAGCCAAAGAAAAAAGGCACTGCCTTACAAGATTTGCCCGGCATGACTGAGCCGCGCCGTTGTGAGCTTGAACTTAACGACATTGAAACAGTCGAGGATTTAGCATCAGCGCAGGAAACAACGCTGCGTGCCATTGGTGAGCCGTATGTTGAGTTGGCAAAGATTGCCACCTTGCAAGTTCAGGCCAGCAAGCAAAAAAAGGATTTAGTTGTTGAGGTGGCTGTTGCGGCCCAGACCTTGGCAGAACCGCAAGAGGTGAAAAATGAGCCTGCTAACAATAGCACAATCAGTATCTGACTTTGTAGGGTTTGAGCGCCCGACAACAGTTGCTGGCAATACTGATCCGATTGCCCGTCAGCTTCTGGTTATGATTAACCGTGAGGGCGCTCAACTGATGCGTGCCAATAACTGGCCGATCTTGATGAAGGAACACACCTTTAACACGGTCAACGGCACGCAGAACTATGCGCTGCCGTCTGACTTTGATCGGTTTGTATCAGGCACGGCCTACAATCGCACAGAGCTTGACGCAATGGTTGGCCCTATTACACCGCAAGCCTATCAGGCTGATCGGTTCGGCACAGTTACTGGCGGCATTGTCCAGCGCTTTCGTTTGAAGGCCGCAAGCAACGCATTGCGCTTTGATATTACACCGACACCTGACAGCGCTGAGAGCGTTGGTTTTGAATATGTGTCAAGCCATTGGAATCAAACCAGCGGCAACACATCACAGGCTGCTATGGCTGCTGATAGCGATGTTGGGATACTAGACGAAATATTGATGGAAATGGGTGTGACATGGCGTTTTAAGCAGTCGCACGGCCTGATCTATGATGAGGATTTCCGGCAGTATCAAATGGAACTTAGGCAGGCCATCAGCCGTGCAGGCGGTGCGCCAATCCTGACACTAGACGATGCCAGGCGCTATTTGGTCAGCCCATATAGCTACAACCTTCCAGATTCAGGATATGGCCTTTAATGCTTCAAGCAGCTAGATCATCTGCCCAGTACCGCGTCAAAGCGGCGTCTGTGCCAGCCCCTGTGGGCGGCCTGAACAGCCGTGATTCTATTGATGCCATGCCGCCGACTGATGCGCTAATTATGAGCAATTTCTTTCCGACTACTGGCAAGATTACGCTGCGCGATGGTTACACGCAGTTTTGCACTGGCGTTGGGTCTGGTGATGTAGAAACGCTGATAGAGCATAGCGCAGGCTCAAACAGGCAGTTGCTGGCGATTGGCAGCGATGGTGTATTATACCAGATCAATACCGGGTCAGCCGTTAGTAAGAAAACCGGCCTTGCCAATGGCCGTGCAGAGCATATTGAGTTTAACAATTTATCTATCATTGTGCCGTCTGGCGCAAACCTACCGTTTAGCTGGAATGGCTCTAGCGCTTCTGATTTGTCAATCACACTTTCAGACAGCGTAAATCCAAACACATTGACCGGCGTATTTGCTTTTAAA